TAACCTTTCTTTTTTGTTGTTTTTTATGTATAAATTAAACATAACAAACTATTATATTATTGTCAATAGCTTGTCAATAATTAATTTAAAAATAATTATATGAATAAAACTAAATTTACACCTGAAAGGCTAGAATATATATTTGAGCAATTAGCTTTAGGTAGAGGTATTAAGAAGATTTTAGATGATGAGAAAGTTAAGGCCAGTTGGGAAGGCTTTAGGAAGCTATTACATAAAAAGCCAAAAATTAGAGAAGAATATGAAATAGCTAAACAAGATGGGGTTGATTACTTATTAAGTGAAGCAAGTGAACAGCTACAAACAGCAATTAATGAATTTAAAATAAATGGTAAGGGTGATCTAGCAATAAGCCATTTAGTAAAAGAAGCTGTTGCTTTAAGTAAGTGGAAAGCTACCCATTTATTGCCTAAATATTCTAATAAAACTCAAGTTTCATTATCAAATCATAATGATAAACCCTTGATTGTAAAGTGGTCTAAAGAATAACAAACATTAAAAAGATTAATTAAATAAAGGATTACTGTAAAGTTGTTGCAACCTTTGTTCACAAAGTTGCCTGAACAACCTATAGTTTTTAAAATAAATTGTAAGTTGATGCCAAATAAATTAATAGTTGTGATATACAATTATTAATAGTTACTGTTAATTTATCGTTATCAGTACCAATTAGCAATTTAACGCAAAAACTAGGAAAGGTGGGTTTTAAAATGACCCCTACCGCTGAAATTTTGACGCTGGCGTTGATAGCGTTATTAGGAGGTACATACAAATAAATTAGAAAGCCGACTATGTTTGACGATAATAAACCAAAAATATATGCTATAGTTCTTGTATCTGAACATAACAATTCAGTATCAGTTCATTTTGAAGGATTTACTGATTTACAAGATGCTAAAGATTTTAGCCATTACATTATGGAAGAATTAAATATAGAAGATATTAATAATCCAAAAGATTTCACAGTTCACTAGGTGGGGGGTTTTGTTTAAAAGATGTCAGAAATTGTAATTCCATACTCACCAAGAAAACTCCAAAAATTTTTGCACAAAGAAATGCTTAAGCACCGATTCAATGTAGTCGTAGCACATAGGCGGTCAGGCAAAACAGTAATGTGTATTAATCACATGATTAAGGATGCTTTAACAAATCCTAAACCAAATCCAAGATATGCTTTTATTTCACCTACATTCAAACAAGGTAAATCAACAGCTTGGGATTACATAAAAACCTATGGCAAGAACATCCCTTTTGTTAAGTTTAATGAATCAGAATTAAGATGTGATTTTCCTAATGGATCAAGGATTACTATTTTAGGTGCTGAGAATGACCAAGCGTTAAGGGGGATATTCTTAGATGGATGTGTAATGGATGAAACTCAGAATATTAGTTCTACTTTGTTTCCAGAAATCATCAGACCTGCTTTGGCAGACCGCAAGGGTTGGTGTATTTTTATAGGTACACCCAAAGGACAAAATTATTTTTATAAATTACACAAAGAAGCAGAATCTAAAAAGGATTGGTGGACAGGGGTATTCAAAGCATCTGAAACAAAGATATTAGACAAAGAAGAATTAGAGGCGGCACAAGCTGTAATGTCCTCTGATTTATACGACCAAGAATTTGAATGTTCATTTCAAGCTGCTATCACAGGTTCTTATTATGGGGCTATCATTGAAAATTTAGAAAACACAGGAAAGATAACAGATGTGCCTTATGATGAAAATTTAAAAACAGAAACCTGGTGGGATTTAGGTCTTAAAGATTCCACAGCAATTTGGTTTGTGCAAAGACATGAAAATGAAGTTAGAGTTATTGATTATGAAGAATCCTCTGGTGAAGGCCTTGATTTCTATGCAGACCTACTAGATAGCAAACCTTATAAATATGATAGACATATAGCTCCACATGATATAAAAGTTAGGGAATTAGGAGCTTTTGGAAAATCAAGGTTGGAAAGTGCTTTAGAATTAGGTATATCATTTGATGTAGCACCTAAACTTTCAATTGAAGATGGTATAGAAGCTGTAAGAAGAACATTACCTAATTGTTATTTTGATAAAAACAAAACACATCAAGGTTTAGAAGCTTTGAAGGCTTATCAAAAAAAATGGGATGAAAAGAATCAATGTTTTAAAAACAGACCGATTCACAATTTTGCTAGTCATCCTGCTGATGCGTTTAGATATGGTTGCACTTTTGTAGGTGGAGAGGTGACAGACTGGAAAAAAGAAATTTTTGTTGATACAAGATATGTAGTTTAATTATGCCAAAAAAAAGAATCAAAACACTAGAAGATCAAGATTTAAAAAATATTTTACAATCACACATAAATAATGCTTTAGGATTTTTAGGTGGAACACTTTCCACTCAAAGAGAAAAATCTTTAGAATATTATCAAGGAGACAAGTTAGGAAATGAAATAGATGGAAGATCGCAGGTTGTAAGTACAGACGTTGCTGATACAATAGAAAGTTTATTACCTAATTTATTAAGGGTCTTCACAGCATCCGACAGGGTTGTTAGTTGTGAACCAGTTAAAGCAGAAGATGCTCCTTTAGCAGAACAAGCCACAGCATATCTTAATCATATTTTTTACAAAGAGAATGATGGATTCGTTTTACTTTATAATTTTTTTAAAGATGCTCTTTTAGAAAAGAATGGAATCTTAAAAGTTTATTATGATGATACTGTTACAGTTGAACATGAAACTTATAGAAATTTAACAGATCAAGAATATCAAGACATTATAGATCAAGATGATGTTCAGGTTGTTAAACATTCAGAAAAAGAAGATGAGCTAGGCGAAGAATCTTTAGAACAATTTGAAAATCAAATGAGCCAAGCAGGTTTAGATTTAGATTTACCTACTCCTAAATTACATGACCTAGAAATTAAAAGAACTTTAAAAAAAGGAAAAATAAAAGTTGATTCAATTCCACCAGAAGAATTTTTAATTGATAAGAACTGCATTAAACTTGATGAAGCAAATTATGTTGCACATAGAGTTGATATAACAAGATCAGAATTAATTAGCATGGGTTACAATAAGGATGATGTAGAAAGTCTTCCAGCAAGTGAGTCAGCAATTTTAAATACAGAAAAATTTGCTAGATATAAAAACATAGACGATTATCCTTTTAATAATTCACAAGATAAATCAACTCAAACAGTTACCATTTATGAAAACTATGTTCGTTATGATTATGATGGTGATGGTATAGCAGAACTTAGAAAAATAGTTTCTGTTGGTGAAAGCTCAGAACAAATTTTAGAAAATGTTCCTTGCGATCATATTCCATTTGTTTCAGTTACTCCAATTCCAATGCCTCACAGATTTTATGGTAGATCAGTTGCAGAATTAGTTGAAGATATTCAATTAATGAAATCAACTGTAATGAGACAATTGTTAGATAATATGTATTTAACAAATAATAATAGAGTTGCCATTATGGATGGAATGGTAAATATGGATGATCTTCTAACTTCAAGACCAGGAGGAGTTGTTAGAACTAAACAACCACCTAATCAAGTTATGCAACCAATACAAGCACAACCAATTTCAGGTCAGGCATTTCCATTATTAGAATATTTAGATACAATTAGAGAAGTTAGAACTGGTGTAACAAAATATAATCAAGGTTTAGATGCTGATTCTTTAAACAAAACAGCAACAGGTATTTCTGCAATTATAAATCAAACTCAAATGAGAGCAGAATTAATTGCTAGGATATTTGCTGAGACTGGTGTTAAAGATTTATTTAGAAAAATGTTTGAACTTTCAGTTAAATATCAAGACAAAGAAAAAATTATTCAATTAAATAATCAATACATTCCTGTTTTACCTACTGAATGGAGAAATAGATTTAATATTTCTATTGTTGTAGGTCTTGGCACAGGTACAAAAGAACAACAATTAATTATTTTAAATAATATTTTAGATAAACAGCTACAAGCTTTTAACTTACAGGGCCAAAGAGAATACCCTATGGTTAGTTTAAAAAATATTTATAACACTTTATCTAAGATTGTAGAGAACGCAGGTCTAAAAACACCTGATAGTTACTTCATCAATCCTGACATTGGCAGACAATATGTAACTCCGCCTCCTCCGCCACCAATTCCACCTATTGAAAAAATAGAAATGGCTAGAATTGATGCTGAGAACAAGAGAAAAATTGCAGATGTTGCAATTAAAGAACAAGAATTAATTCAAAAGAAACAAGAAATGCTTTTAGACTTTGAAGCTAAGATAAAAGAAATAGCATTAAGGTATAATACACAGTTAGATACTACAAAAATTAAAGCAGATGCTGAATTAGACAAGATGATCGTTGCAACTAACAGCAAGGCACTTGAACAGGCACAAAAATCTGCTAATATGTATGCGAAACAAATACAAGGATTAAATGGAGAGCAAAGACCAAGCCAAGAGGGTGAAGGAGTTGAACAGATCCTCTCAGGCCAAACAGATTTTAGAGAATAATCTTTTTAAAGAGTCGATTGAATCTCTTAAAAAAATTTATTCAGATGCTTTGTTTGAACAAACAGGTGCAAAAGATGGTGAGGCTAGAGAAAAACTTTGGTTAGCTTATCAAGTACTTGGAAAAGTTGAACAGCATTTTAGAGAAATTCTTGAAACAGGAAAACTTGCAGAAAAACAACTTGCAGATTTTCGTAATCAACAAGAAAAATAATTCTAATCATCCTGGTTAGAATAAGCCAAGCCATAAAGGCAGCTTAATATAGGAGACAAGAATGTCAGAAACAAACCCATTACTGTCAAATTCGACAGTACAAGGTGCGGCAAAGTCTATTGAAGGTTTATTGGACTCAAAAGGAGTTATCAAGAAACCTCAAAAAGAAGCAACACCAGTTGAACAAGTAGAACCTGAAGCGAAAGCAGAAGATAATCAAGAGGTTCAACAACAAACTGAAACTCAACCTGAAGAACAGGAAGTTGCAGTCGAAGAAGAAGCATCAGAAGAAAATGCTAATGAAGAACAAACAACTGATAGACACCAAGTAAAAGTTAATGGTGAAATTATTGAAGTTGACCTTGAAGAATTAAAAGCAGGTTATCAAAAAGATGCGGACTACAGACGAAAAACTGAGGAAATAGCAATTGAGAAAAAACAATTGCAGTCCGAAAAAGATCGTCTAGCAAGAGAGTATCAAACTAAGATTGAAGATTTAAATGGTCTTACAGCTACTCTTAATGCTGAAATTAACAATGAACTAAATTCACAAGATTTAGATAAATTGTTTGAGGAAGATCCAACTGAAGCCACAAGGCTTGAGAGAAAACTTAGAAGAAGGAGAGAAACCATTAAGGCTTCTCAAGAAAAACTAAGAAGACATCAACAAGAACAATTTCAAAAAGTTCTTGCTGAAGAACAAAGAAAAGTTGCTATTAAGTATCCTGAGTTATCAGATCCTGAAAAAGCACCTGGTTCTTTTCTGAAGATGAGAAATTATTTATCTAATAAAGGTTTCTCAGAAAAAGAAATTTCTGCTGTTTATGACAGTAGATTTTTTGATGTCATAATGGATGGTGTTCGCTATACTGATTTTGCAAATAGACCAAAATCTAATCCTGCAAAAAAAATAGTGAAACCCTCACAAGTTGTTAAGCCAGGTATTAAAAGTACAAGAGAAGATAAAGAATCTCAGTCAAGGTTAGATAAGCTCAAGACGCTTAGAAAATCAGGAAGTCCAAAAGATGCAACTGATTTATTAAAGCGTTTTTTATAAACAATAACCTAACGGAGAAATACAATGGCTGTATATAAAACATACGACACAGTCGGAATAAGAGAAGACTTAGCTGATATTATTTACAATATATCACCTACAGAAACTCCTTTTATGTCTGGCGTTGCTAAAACAAAAGCAACAAATACATCTCACCAATGGCAAACAGATGCTTTGGCTGATGTAGCTGCTAATGCTGCGGTTGAAGGTGCTACAATCACTTACCCATCATTAACATCAACAACTAAAGAAACTAACTACACT